CCTTCAGCTGCTTCAGGTAGCCCTCGAGTTGGCGGATGAAGATCTGCAGCGCCGACGCCGCGTCTTCAAGGCTGCCCTTCTGGGCCACCACCTTGGCGACGAACGGCGAGAGATCACAGGTCTGGAAGGTCACTTCGAGATGTGCGGCTCGACCATGAGCACATGGTTCAGGATGCGCACCGGCTGCTCAGGTGCGAAGTTGGTGATCACGACCTGCTCGAAGTCGTAGATCTGGCGAGCCATCGGCGCAGTCTGACGGCCCTTGCTGAAGGACAAGTCGAAGGTGAGACCTTGGCCAGTGTTGCCGTCGTCGTCCGTGATCGAACCCTCGAGGTCGTCGCTGCTCTGGAAGTCCGGGATCATCTGCACCCGCACGATCGAGCTCACCGCCTCCGGCTCGTAGACCAACGCCTGGCGCCAGTTCCTCTTCAGCACGTCGTCGTCGCCGTAGTTGGTCGGCTTGAACTCGGCGCGGAAGTCGATCGGCCCGATCATGTAGTCGTAGCCGACAGGCGGTGCGTCGTTGGTGAAGCTGGGCGTCACGAACAAGCGGTGCTCAGAGGCCGCGAACACGGTTCGCACCGACCATGGATCGTCTGGTGCAGCGTCAGCTGCACGGTAGAAGACGCAGACTCCGGCAAGACCCAGATCGGTCCCATCGAAGGCTCCAGAGAGGCCAGTGATTCCAGAGAGCCCAGCCAGCGCCGGAAGTCCACCTTCAATGAAGCTCGCGTTCTCATCCTCGATGAAACTGGCTCCAAGTCCTGCACCAGTTCCAGTCGCGGTGACCGTGCCAGTGACGGTTCCTGTCTGGCCAGGGAAGCCGACTCCATCGCTGTCGCCGATGTCGAGTAGCCAGACGAAGCCATTGGAGTCCCCCGCGTAGACGCGCTGGTTGCCGTCCGAGTCCTTGCCGATCGCGATCGCCAGGAACTCCTGGCAGTAGCGATGCAGCGTGATGTTCCGCAGTTGCGTGTCCCACACCATCACCAGGTTGGCGCCACGATCCGTCTGCACGGTCGGCAGGAGGATCAGATACTGCTGTCGCTTCGGGTAGTAGACCGCGCACGCTCCGATCACACGGCCGTTGCTGTCACGCCGCACGTAGTCGGCGTCGTCCGGGTCGGTGAACATCTCCGAGAAGGCGACTGACTCTTCGATCATGTGCACCGACCTGCCATCGAACATGGCGAGGCCGCGATCGCTGAGCCACACGCTCCCTGACTCCACCTGCGCGAAGCTGCGTGGGGCGATGCAGCCGATGTCGCTGCTGATCCTCGCTGGCACGAAGACCTCCGAAGGTGTGGTGCTGTAGCGCAGCACGTAGGTCTTCCGGCGCTTGCAGATCACCAGGCTGTCGAAGTTGGAGACCGCACCCATCAGGCGATCGCCGTCGCCAGGTTCGATGTCGAGGAAGTTGGCCTCCGGCCAGTATTCCGCCTCGAACGGCTCGCTCCACATCATGCGGCTGGGTCGACCGCAGATCGTGTAGAGCTTGCCGGTCACGTCCGTGCCCTCGTAGTTCTCCGTCAGCTTCAACTGCCCGAAGGGCGGGGACAGCCCGACCGGCGGCGGCATCACGCACGCGATCTCGTAGGCGCGGCAGTCACCCTCGAGCTGGATGTATTGGCCCTCGAGGCAGCGCGTCCATTGCACGTCGAAGTCACCAACGATGATGTCGCTGCCGGTGACCGCGCTGACCGTGCCGGCCGGCGACAGGTCTGGGATGTTGCCCATGCCGAAGAGCCGGTTCGCGAAGTCGACCACGATCGGAACGCACGGCATCGGCGCGTTCAGCAGGCTCAGCCCATTGTTGGTGAAATCAAGATCAGCATCGGCGAGCACGTCGGTGAAGGTGCTGGTGGTATCTGGGTCGAAGCATCCCACCTTGGCGAGAACGGGGTAGGCGCCATCGAGCACGGTGCGGTAGAGGCAGATCTCGCAGATCTGGGGGTCTCCTGGGATTCGCACGTTGGTGAAGTTGAGTGTGACCTCAGCAGCTGGCGAAGCGCCGCTCGTGTCGACGACGATATCTGCGTCATTCGGATTGCTCTCCTTGCCGGTGCAGCAGTTGCGGAAGGTGTAGCGGTAGACGTAAGTCCCGATGCCGAGGCCGCCATCTGGCGAGCTCGCCGTGTCGTGCACCACCGATGTCGGCAGCGTTTCGTCACAGAACGGAGCCTGCATTCCGGCGTCCTCGATCGCCTCGTGCACCGGGTCGAACTTCTGCGGCACCGTGTCGCCGTTGGTGATCACCAACACGCCAGGGTCGCCAAGGCCAGCGGCCGTGCTCGCGCACCCCTCCGGGTCGAAAGCCGCGGTTTCGAAGATGCTGCCGATCTCCGGTTCTTCGCTCGCCGGCACGTTCAGCACGTAGATCAGCTCAGCGGTGCCGATCAGGTCGTCGGTGCCGACGCCGGTGCCAACCACGATGCCCCAGATGAGCTTCCTCACTCCAGCCAGGTTGATCGGATCGGGCGAGAAGGCCGAGGTGTAGAGAGTCTTGGTGCCGGCGGTGGCTGACGGAGTGGAGGTCAGCTGCGGGCTGATGCCGACCAGCGTGGTTGAGGTGCCGGAGAGCCCGATGATGTTGCTCTCGAGGTTGGCGTCCATGTGCAGACGAGTCGTCGTCTGCGTGACCGTGCTGATGTGGTCGTGCGCCAGGAACAGGCGCCGATCGAGGATGCGATCGTCTGGGAACGACTGATACCAGGTCGGATCGAACGGCGGACAGGCCGGCGAGCCGTAGAGCGTCGGCGTGGAATCGACCCGATACTGGTTGCCGCCGTCGTGGTGGCACTCCGTCTTCGAGTAGCCGCTCTGAATGATCTCGAACCAGGTCGCCGGCTCGCTGATCGCGCCAGCGTTCTGGTTGTCGTAGAGCACGCAGTGGTCTGCGCCATCGACCAGGAATCCCTTCACGTCCGCAGACCGGCAGAACATCACGTCGCCAGCCGCCCTGCCTGCAGCGTTGTCCGAGAACTCCTCCTCGTAGAGCAGGTTGAAGGCGTTCGGCGCGTAGCTCGTCAGGTCGTGGAGGCCGACCCTGAACGTGCGCGTCGCGTTGTTCGCCCAGAAGCAGTAGGACAGCATGTTCACCGAAGTGATGTTGTCCCAGTTGGCGGCGATGTAGCGGAACAGGCGACCGCGATAGAGCGATGGGTAGGCGGTCGCCATCACGCTGTCGTTGATGTAGCCGACGGTGGCCGGCACCAAGGTCACCGACTTGTTGTTCACGCCTGGCGCCTGCACGATCGAGACGCCGACATCAGCGAAGGTGGCGATGTCTTGCGTCGACGCGCCCCAATTCGTGTCAGTCCTCTCCACCACCATGCGGAAGCCGAGGTAGGCGTTCGCCGCCACCTGACTGTCCCAGTAGGCGAAGAAGTCTGCGGAGTCGGCGAGGAAGCGATCGAACTCGACGGTCAGCGTCACCGCCGGTCCGTCGATCATGTTGTCGTTCGCCGGCACGTTAGCGACAGTCGTGCTGCCAGCCTTCGCGAAGACGTGATCCACGTCGGGAGGCGTGTTGGTGAACACCGCGCCGCTGCCCACAGTCCTCACCAGCTGGCTCGGCGCCAGAGTGAACGGCTGCGGAACGATCGCCGAGCTACTGCTCGACATCGCCGCAACACGCAGACGGCACTTGGCCGTGATCGCAACGTTGCGCACCGAGCAGTAGAAGACGACCTTGCGCACCTCGCTGTAGCGAGCTGTTGCGATCGGGATGACCGACGACACGATGCCGAAGGCGTAGGGTGTGCCGGTCAGCGATGTGAGCGTGGCTGCGTTCGTTGCCGGCGTGTTGCTCGCCGACATGAACGCATGCTCGAACATCTTCGGGAAACGAAGGCCAAGGACCGTCACACCGCACCTCCGCTGACCACGAGGATCGAAGCGTTCGCGTTGCAGCCGATGGCCGAGATCTGACCAAGGTCAGCATCCTCGATCGAGCTCAACGATGACGGTGAGAACTCCTGCAGAGAGCCTCCGGTCGGAACCACGCTGATCTTCGGGATGAAGGTCGCCGTGGACCCGAAGGTCTTCGTGTAGGTGAGAGTCAAGAAGCCGCTCGGATTGACCACCGACCCAGAGACGACGATCTGTCCGAGCAGCGATCTCGTCCTCGAGGCGTTGACCTTGTAGAGCTTGGCGACGTAGGCGCCACCGGCCGCGAACTGCAGGTCGGCCTGCAGGTAGGCCCCGGTCAGTAGGTCATTGTTGCCCTTGATCGCGATGCTGACGACCTGCGTCGTGGTGAGCGCCGCGGTGAACGCATACTCGATCTGCACCTGGTAGGACTGCGACGCCGCGGCCTTGAACCAGCGAAGGTAGCTCGCCGCGTCGAACGGCGCCGTCGAGGTGCCTACCGAACGCAGCAGCGATCCGGCCACCGCCTCGTAGAGCTCGGTGTTCCGCCAGTCGAGCGTGCTGATACCAGCCACGTCGTCGAAGCTGTCGGATGGGTAGCTGTCGTCCACGGTGAAGGTGGGGATGACGAACGGCTGCCTGATGGCGATGCCGTCGTCGCTGGCGACCAGCAGCCACTCACGGCCACACCCGTCCGTGTAGGGGAAGAGGCCGCAGACCACGGTGCCGAAGCGTTCATTCAGGCCACGAACGAAGCCCTTGCGCTTGCTGAGCTCGTCCGCGCGATTGATCGTGCAGTTGCTCGAGTTCTTGTTGAGGTTGCCGCGACCGTCGTCGAGCTTGCCACCCTTCTCGTTGGTGCCTGGCCAAGGCTGAGCTGGCTGCCGCAGCGGGAACGCTTGCCACTTCGTCACAGCAGGCCCTCGAACTGCTGGTAGCGCAGCAGCGGCACCGAGATGCCGACAGGCCCGAGGTCGGCCGCAGAGCGGACCACCTCCGGCGCGTTGCTGTTGCCGCGGAACTGCTCGCGAATCAGGTCGCGCAACTTGCCTTCGAACACCTGCTGCGTCGCCGCGGTGTTGTCGGCGTCGGTGTCGAGCACCATGGCGTGCGCAGCCGCGCCCCAGATCAGCACGTCGATGTGTTCCTGCGGGATGTAGGGGATCTGCCTGTCGACCGCCGTTGGCCGCAGCCGCTTGGCGTAATACTCGACCTGCATGTAGGCATCGGCGACCAGCGAAGTCTCGACCTGCACAGCAGGAACCATGCCTGTTGCCGTCAGCACGACCGGAGTCGGGTAGACCAGGATCTCCTGGCGGTTGTTCACCGACTCTCCCTTGAGCATGTAGATGCGCGGCGGACCACCGGCACCGCTCACCGAGCCATACCGCTTCCTGAACTCCCACATCGGGATCTGCTTCAGTGGCGGGCCGCTGTAGTTGCCAGGCCTGATCAGGTTGACCATCCCGCAGTCGTCCGGCAGCTCGTAGTTGGCGATGCCGTTGATGAAGTAGATCGACTGCTCACGCCAGAGCCATTGCCAGAAGCCGGTCTTCCTGATGATGTGCGCCTCAGCGTCGAGAACAAACTGCAGGTAGACAGCGAGCTTGGTCTGACCAGAGGTGGTCTTGCTGTATTTGGCGTCGCCGTTCTTCTCGACCAAGGTCACGACACGGTTCACCACCTCTGCGTAGGTGAAGAAGTTGTCGGGCGAGAGGACAACCGGCTTGGTGAACTCCTTGACCGTCTGCGTCGCGAACAGCGTGCAGCGCATCAACGGCTCACCGATCAGCGCGTAGGGACTGGCGCCGACAGGTTGTGAGTCATCCGTGGCGGACAGGAACTCGAAGCCTGGCCGACCGACCACCGACCACAACGGGTCGCGCTTGTCGGTGTAGGTGAGCGCCGGCTGATTCAGGTGCCGGTCGTTGATGAACGCCTCGAGGATGACCTCGGCCTCGCCACGCCTGATCCGAAGGCGCATGTCCTGCCAGAACCCCTGGTATGGGATGTCGCCCGTGGCCGGCACGGTGATGGACTGCTCCGCCAACCACACCGGGTCGACGTTCAGATCTGGGGCCTGCAGTGTG